TGAGATCATCGTTGATATGATGGATGAAGGATATACTGGTGAAGAGATCCTTGATGGATTTGATGATCTTCTTGAGGCAATGACTCCTAAGCAAAAGGAGATGCGTGCTAAATTTAAGGCACAGCAAGCAAAAGATGATGCTGCCACTAGTCAGAGCAAGAGAGCAAACCTTCGCGCTAAGGCAGTCTCTGATGCCAAGGCAAAGGTAAAAGGTACTGTCAAGAAGGGTATTGAGAAGGCAGGTGCTGCTGCTAAGAAGGCAGGTGATGACGCTAAGACTGCTGCATCTAATAAAATCAATAAGGCAAAGTCTAAGATCGCTATGGGCGCTCTGAAGGCGACTGGAACCAAACTGAAGGGTAAGAAGGGTCAAGACCTGTCATACTCTCAGACCATGACTGGTCACAAGTCTGTAAGAGACAAGGCGAAGGCAGCAATTAAGGCAAAGGCAAAAGCAAAAGCATCGGAAGCAGGTGACAAGGCAAAGGCAGCTGCTAAGAAGGCAGGTAGTGCTGCTAAGACTGCAGGATACGCTGCTGTAGGTGCTGGTGTGGCAGCAGGCAAGGCAGCAGGTAATGCTGCTAATAAGGCAGCAAGAGCGGCAGCAAGAGGCACTGAAAAAGCAGAGAAGGCAGTCAAGAAGAAGGTAGCATCTGCTGCAGTCTCTGGATACGCTGCTGCTAAAGCTGTCAAGGATAAGGCAACTGATGCCAAGAACAGAGTGAAGCAGGGCATTAAGAACAGAATCGCTCAGGCAAAGAGTAAGGTTAAGGGTGCAGTCGGTAAGGCAGCACGTAAGGTTGCTGACAAGGCAGGTGGAGTCGCTTCTAGAATGGGTGAAGAGACCAACTATGATCTCGTTCTCAAGTACCTCTACATCGAAGGTCATGTAGAGACTCTGGAAGAAGCAGAAGCAATCATGGTTAACCTCACTACTGAGGACGTTCAGACAATCCTGGAAGACTGCTGAACTGAATAGATTGTTAAGAGACCTCCGAAAGGGGGTCTTTTTTTATCTAAATACGATAAAATGGGTAATATGAATGAGTAGTGACTATGAAAATCCTTGGATTTACATGGAACGAGCTTTTAATTCTGATGATGTTGGGGACTACTTTGGTTTTGTTTATGAAATTACCAATCTCCTCAACGGTAGACGCTACATTGGAAGAAAGTATTTTTGGTCGTTTAGAACACCAAAAGGAAAAAAACGCAAAGTAAAACAAGAATCTGATTGGAAAAAGTATTATGGGTCCTGTCCTGAACTTAAGGAAGACATTATCAAACTGGGTAAGCAAAACTTTAGCAGAACTATTATCAGCCTTCATAAAACGAAGGGCAAAACTAATTTTGAAGAAACCCGACAGTTATTCGGTAACAACGTCCTCACCGAAGCCCTTGACGACGGGACTCCACTCTTCTACAATAGCAACATTCTCAGCAGGTACTACCGAAAAGACTATTATGGCAGAGAAGACGACTGAGCAACTCGTGAAGATGGTCAACGACTGGGCAGTTGAACGCATTGAGAGTATGGTTCAGAGTAGTGATACTACCCAACGTCAGGTTAAAGATGCACTTGCCCTTGCTGATGAGTTCAAAGAATGGTTTGAAGACGATGGTTCACCTGACATTGAGATCATGTCTATGGAGAGGTATTGATACCTAAATAATTAAATCCACCCAAGAGCAATACCTTGACAAGTCACAAGACTGTATCCTATATTCTGGTTTGCTTGTTGGACACCTAGCATTTTGTATGACTAACTTAACTAGGGACGTTTTAATCAAAGCAGTTGTCGCAGATGAGATGCGAAGCGTCAACGGCGATGTTTATACGGAGCAACTCAAGACCACATACCATAAGTGGGAGCACGCTTCGAGTTATGATCTCTGCATTAAGTACAATCAAATAAACAAAACAAATATCACTGTAGATTATCTGGCAAGATAAATACAACTGCCTTGCCTTCTACAAATGGCGGATACAAAGCCCAAAGTAGATGAGAAGGATCACGATGAAGACAAAAGTGAAGTTCTTGGTAATCTGGTGAAAGTTGTAGTCCTTATCTGGTCTGCATCCCTTCTCACATTCTCATACGTTAGACTTCCAAACGGTCAAAAGATTTTAGATTTTGATCCAACTTTTATAGCCTCGGTCTTTTCTGGATCGTTAGCTGCGTTCGGATTGAGTCCTGCTAAGGCAGGTGGTGGTAACGGATCTGCTAAGAAAAAGAGAGATGAAGAACCACCTGTGGTCTCAGCTATTGACAAACCAAAGCAGTCTTGATACACTCGTGATGTTGATTTGAGTAAGTCTATGAAAATCTTCGCTATTGCTGCATTGCTGGCAATTGCAGGAGGTTCCGCACCAAAGTACACACCCACAACTGTGGAACTTCCTGTGATTCCTGCCACTTGGAAGTGTCCTGATTGTTCACCTGCTGAACAGTATGTTCTGAAGGAACTGCAGGAACACACCAAGATTACTGATCGTAATGCCCTTGCAACTATCCTGGGCAACATCAAACAAGAATCTAAGTTCATCCCTAACATCTGTGAAGGGGGTGCTCGTGTAAACTATGAAGACTGCCATGTTGGCGGTTATGGTTTGATTCAGTGGACTTCCATTGGTCGCTATCAGAACCTTGGCAAGTTTGCTACTAAATATGAGTGCAACCCCAGCACTCTGGAGTGTCAAACTCGTTATATGATTAACGAGAGCACATTCCAACGATATCTACCTGAGTTTGAAGGTAGAGGTCAAACTGTCCACCAATACATGGTTCCTGCCTACTATTGGTTAGGATGGGGTATCAAGGGCGCAAGGGAGACCTACGCCTATCAGTACACTAAACAACTGATTCTGTCATGATTAAAAAAGCACTAGAATCCATTAAGGAAATTTTTATCCCCGTGAGATCAATTGCTGATGACATTGTTGTCAACATGGACGGCGGTGTAGGTGGATCTTGGGAAGTCAAGTGCTCTATTGATGATGAGGAGATTCCTTGTGAACAGTTGCAGGAACCAGAATATATTGGAGTTCCTGCTCCTGCATATCTTGTAGATGATCCTTGGTTTGGTCCTGCTCCAACTTACACGGATAAGCAAAAGGACTACATGGCAATTGAAGCAGAGTATAAAGAACAAGAACAAGCATCGTCTCCTAGTGTGGAGTCTGAAGACATCCATCAGATGATGTATCAAATCGCTACACGAACTGGCAGTCCAACTACTATTCAACTTGATCCTCCTGGTGGTTCTGAGAACTTCCATGAAGGACCTGGTGGTTGGCATTCTGGAACTGGTTACAATCAATTTCGCAAAGACTGAAGATGAGCAACGTACCTACAGGCGCACTTAACGATTGGGGTCATAATGACCTTGAGGGATTCGCAAATTATATTGGATCTCCTGTACAGCACATTAAAGACCTTGCCAAGAAGAATCAAAAAGAGATTGACAAGGCACATGGCAAAGAGGTGGTTGACGAGGAGGAAACCACCTGATATAATAAAAACATGGTTCAGTAGCTCAGTTGGATAGAGCAACTGCCTTCTAAGCAGTCGGTCGCTGGTTCGAGTCCAGCCTGAATCGCCTTGGGGAATTAGCTCATTCGGTAGAGCGCCTGCTTTGCAAGCAGGAGGCGAGCGGTTCGATCCCGCTATTCTCCATTATGTACTACTTCCCAGACACTGAATACGTTTACTCAAGTCTTATGAGTGGGTTTTTTACTAAAGAAGAAATTAATCCTAAACTGAATGAACTTTGCATTAACTATGAAAAAGTTAGGGATGAGTATAGAGCAGTAAAGGATCAATTAGTATATACTAATTGGAACGGAAACAACGAATACACTACAATTGAAAAAAATCCATACGATGGATGGAAGGTTGCTGCACTGTTTGGTCAGTATCATCCCGCTATGGATATTGCAAAACTTGAAAAAGTTTATGATCAAGCGGTCTATGTTGATCATGATCATGAGATTGTCTATACACAGAATGCTGTAATGATGCCAACTCTATTCAAACTGTGTTTAGAAGCGGGTATTAGGCAACGCTGTGGGGTTAGTGTTCTCGATCCTGGAAAGGTCATTGATTGGCATACTGATCCAGATCCTACTCTAG